CTGGAGTGGATTTCCCAGACCCAGGCAGGCGACAAGCAGATAATTTTCCAGGACGGAGATGTCCTGAATGGCGATTCTGATTTCCGTTGGGATCCAAACACCAAGTCGCTGATCATTGGCCAGCCAGATACTTTCACGAATGACAAGATCTCCGTGGGTGGCTCGCTTGACGACTACCTGCAAGCGACCATTTCCAACACCGAAGAAGGCACCAGCGCGTCCGCTGACTGGATTGCCACGAACGACAAGGGAACGGATGACGAGCATTATGTAGACCTTGGAATCAACTCCAGCGTCTACAACGATCCTACTTTCAGCATCACCAAGGCCAATGATTCTTACCTCCTGAACGAGGGCGGGGATCTGGTTCTTGCACCAATCACAGCCGGAAAGAAGATGGTTCTTGGTGCTGGTGGATCGACCGATGCGGACATTCAGGCCTATGTGGATTCCGAAGGCATTGACCTTGTGGAAGCAAAGACTTATCGTATCAACGGCACCGACATTCTGGAAAACCGACCACAGGTATTTTACGGGACTGGCTCCCCACCATCCGCCACAGGGCTTGCGGACGGATCACTTTTCTTTAAACATGAGGCTTAACCATGGCTTTGATTTCTGATTACATCTTTGACTTTGGTTTCAAAATCAAGGCTGTAAAAAGTGTTGGCTTTGATGTGGCTATGTAGCAAGCTGCCGTACGTAAACAAACCAAGACCGTACAAAAAAGAATACAAGCAACAGCTTGACCGAGGCGAACATGAAGACAGGATGGATAGACAACGTGCAAGAAATGAGATGGACAAACGAGGCGTTGACCGTACTGGAAAGGACATCGACCATGTGGTTCCCCTTTCCAAAGGGGGCAGTAATGCTAAGGGGAATCTTAAACTCAAAAGCCCGAGCGCCAATCGCTCGTTCACCCGCAACTCAGACCATACGGTCAAAATTAACAAACCAAAAAAATGAACATATCAGAGTATGAGTGGCCTCGGCCACCGGGGTTAATCCCATTTGAACATCAGAAGACAACATCAGAGTTTCTCGTCAACAACCCCAAGTCGTTTTGCTTCAACGAGCAAGGTACAGGCAAGACAGCGTCAGTGATTTGGGCAGTAGATTATTTGATGAAGTTAGGTGTAATAAAACGTGTGTTAGTGATTTGCCCACTGTCGATCATGAAGTCGGCATGGCAACAAGATTTGTTCAAGTTCGCAATACATCGTACGGTCTCTGTGGCGCACGGCTCTGCCAAGAAGCGCAAGGAGATCATCAATGCGGGGTCAGAGTTTGTCGTTATCAATTTTGATGGTGTTGGAATCGTTAAGAGTGAACTGCTCAAGGGTAAGTTCGATTTGATTGTGGTTGATGAAGCGTCAGCGTATAAGAATGCTCAGACAGATCGTTGGAAAGACCTGCGCGACCTAACAAAAGTTATCAAAGGTCTGTGGATGTTGACCGGAACGCCAGCCGCACAGTCGCCTGTGGATGCTTACGGATTGGCAAAGCTGATTAACCCGCACGGCATCCCCATGTTCTTTGGTCAGTTCAGAGATCAGGTGATGTACAAGATCAGTGAGTTCAGATGGATACCGCGCCCCGAGGCCAAGCACATCGTTCACAAGGCACTCCAACCCGCCATTCGGTTTGAGAAGCGTCAGTGTATTGACTTGCCTCCGGTGACATACGTTGATCGTGATGCACCGATGACGACACAGCAGATAGGCTTTTACAAAATGCTGAAGTCACAGATGTTGATCGAGGCCGACGGTGAAGAAATCTCTGCGGTCAACGCCGCCGTAAAAGTCAGCAAGCTGTTGCAGATTGCATGTGGTTCAATCTACACCGACACCGGTGAAGTTGTGGACTTTGATGTGTCCAACCGCATGAGCGTGGTGCGTGAAGTGGTCGATGAGAGCAGTAACAAGGTGCTGATATTTGTACCCTTTACACATACCATTGCACTGCTTAAAGACTACCTGACCAAACACAAAGTAACGTGTGAAGTCATCAACGGCGAAGTGAGTGTTAACAAGCGGTCAGACATTGTTCAGCGCTTTCAGAACAACCCTGAACCCAAAGTTCTCATCATCCAACCGCAAGCAGCCTCCCACGGATTAACCCTAACCGCTGCCGACACAATCGTCTGGTACGCTCCCTGTACCAGCGTAGAAACATACCTCCAAGCCAATGCACGAATTGACCGTCCCGGTCAGGTCAACCCAATGACAGTTGTGCATATAAATGGCAGTCCGATAGAGACAAGGATGTACGGCCTCTTGCGAGGCAACGTGAGTAACCACAACCAAATCATTGACCTTTACCGACAAGAAATAATTTCTGAAGGTACTTGACATTGTCAAGTTGTGTGATAGACTGACCCCCCAATCAAACGGAGCTAACTATGGACGTATTAGAAGTTCAGGGAGACCAATCCTCCCTACCCCTCGACAAACTTGCCGCTATCTACATCAAGATACGCGATGCCAAGGACAAACTCACAGCAGACTACAAACAGCAGTGCGCCGATCTAGAAGAACAGATGAGCGTACTTGAAGCTGAGATGCTTGAGACATGCAAAACAATGAATGCGGACAGCATTCGCACAAAAGCTGGCACGATCATTCGTTCAATAAAGTCACGGTATTGGACGAACGATTGGGATTCTATGTATCGCTTCATCAAAGAAAACGATGCGTATGGCCTGCTGGAAAAGAGACTTCATCAGACACACATGAAAGAGTTTCTTTCCGAGAATCCCGACCTGCTTCCTATGGGCTTGAACGTAGAGAGCGAATACACCGTGGTTGTTAGACGTTCTAAGGAAAACTGAAATGAGTAATATCACCATCCTCAACCAAGACCTCCCCGACTTCCTGCAAACCGCTGGTGTCAGTGAGCTTACAAAAAACCTCGCCGGTCGCACTGGCGTTAAACGCATCGTCCCCAAAACCGTATGGCTGATATGCAGGAAGCAGGTACTTTGCCTGAGTCTATGTATGAGTTGGTTGACTCCGGCATTTTTGACGACTCACGAGAGTTTTTGGCTTATGCCATGACTGACCCTGCGTTCCAAAAGTTTTTGATGGAAACCGAAGGACAAATCAAGCAGTCGTTGTTTACTCAATTTGTCAACAACGTGCGTCAGTTCTTTAACATGGGGCCAATACACACAAGCGCTTTGTCAGACGTTATCAATATCACCGACAAAATGCTTAGCGCACGCATGACACCGCTTATGCGTGCTGAAGTAACAGCCGAACAAGAAAGTGCAAAACAAGCCGAGGTTTCTTCGCAGCTTAAAGAAAAGAAAGTTAAAACCAACAAGATTCTTCAACGTATGGAGAAGTCTAGCTTTGCCGACGTAGTCCGAGACCTGCCTTTGCTTGTGAACTTGCGCAGTATGCAGGACTTCACTGATGCACTGTCTTCTATGTATGCTGGGTTTGACAACTTCAAGCTGCGTCAAATACTGCCAGCGTTGCAAACAGATGCTGTGGTTCAATGGGCTGATCGCTTGGGTATCAAGGGGGTTAAAGAGTCTTACCAATACCTCAACGACATGGCGGCGATGCGCAACAAACGCACGTTGGATATGGTACCCGTCTCCGAAGCTTTGGCTAAGTTAGCACGTAATTCTCCTGAGCAGATGCAGCGTTTGGCTAACACGATGCACTACTCTACGTTGCTGTACCGTGACCCTACTGTGGCTGGCAACTTAACCAAAGATGCTGACTTGAAAAAGCTGTGGGACGGTTTGACCGACGCAAACAAGAAGCTGTACGAACAAGTGCGCGACTTCTACAAAGATAACCATGAGCAATACCATGTGTTGTTGGAAGAGCAGATTGCAAACTCAAAGCTGGCTGGCGCTGCTGGAGATGGCAAGTCCCCCAAAGGTAAATTGATTGCTCAGATCAAACAAATTTCATCTTTGAGCTTCTCAGCGTCAATGCTAGTCATAGCAGAAACTGTGTTACCGAAGTCATCAACGATTTCTTTGCCAGCTTTTACTCCGTTGTCGATAGAGTTAAAGATTTCCTTCAACATACCGCTGGCATCTAAATCCCGCTTACGTGCGTCGGACAAGTCATTGCCTATGTCGATGGCTTTGGACTCCATCATTTCTTTAACCGACTCGGTAGAACCAGCCTCCTGCATCTGACGAACACGTTTACGCAAAAACATGTTGCGGTCAAAAG